TTAGCTGTGGTAAATACACTAGCGAAGTCAGCCATTTTCAACATATTCTCGTATTGTGCTGGATTAATGAACAAGTGTGTTGCATTGTATCCGTGTTTAGACATACGGGAAATTGATGAAGCGACATCAGTTAGTGTAAATGAGTTGAGACCTGTGGAGGTACATGCATTGTATGAAGCTGCACCAGATAAGATAGTTACGCCTTGATTTGCGTAGTCATCTAATCTACTTGCAGTTCCTGTCAATGTTGCTTTTGCTCCAAGGAACGCACCATTTTCTGCCTTACTGAAATCAGATAAATTAGATTCGTCTGAAGTAGCTGCTAAGTAAGCTCCACCGGTTTGTTCAGTAATGTCTGAATAGACACCACCTGAAATTACACCAGTTTGTAGAGTTGAGTCACCGACACCAAATATTACGTTTGTAACGTGTTGGGTCATGTGTCTGTCTACAGCTCTGCGGGCTTCGTTCAAAGCCATTTCTACTTCGTTGAATCTTGAATCTTCAATCATTCTTCGGGTTACACCAATTGCTATACCCCACTCTTTAACTGCCACTCTTTCAGAGCGTAGTTTTGTGTGTTGGTATTGCGGAGTTGTACCTTCTTCTAGTTGTTCTAGCTTCATGCTAGGTTTGCCGAAAGTAATATCAATATTACCACCTGTATCGGTAGACATTGGGTCTGCAAAGAATTGCATGACTGGAAGGTCTGCGACCTTGTAATCAATAATTGCGTCTTTGTAGTCAATGAGTACTCTTTCACCTGTTCCGCCAGTGTTGGCGTAGGAACCTGTGTTCAAGGTTGTCAATAGACCGGGAGTTGCGTCGACCATAGTTTATCTCCTTAGAGGGTCTGACATTTCGTCAAACCTGCTCCTCCGTTTGTTTCTAGCGTGACAGCTTGTGCTTTAGGTTTGGTTGTTGCGTTTGTTGCGGCCACTAATTGACCGGGAACTGCTGTACCCATCATTAAAGCTATACCTGTACCCAAAGCAGCACAGTTGATGTTTAGAATTACTCCAACACCTGTTACTACTGAACATACGGCACCTGCATCTGCGTCTACTAATGCTATACCTGCGTAGGCGAAACATTCGCCTCCACCGTCGCCCGTATCTGCTAATTGTACTTTTCCAGTACCATCGATAGATACGGCCATTCCGGCTGTGATATCTTCCAAGGCTACGTATGGTAAAATACGAGCTGGAGCTCCACCGTCGTTAATTAAAATTTCTGTTGCCATATTTAATCACCTTTTAGGTAGTAGTCTCGGTTCAATTTGATTTTCCCGTCAACTACTTTCATACCGAACTCTCTTTTGGTTTCTGGAACTTCACCTTCTTCAGCTGTTTTTCCTTTACCGAATGAACGTTCGACGTCGTTGCTTGGCTCTGGCATTGCTGCTAGAGCGTCGCTAAATCCAGTCAATCTGGATTCATCCCAAGCGGAAAGTTCTTCTACACGAGCATCTTTTGAAGATTCTTCGATAGTACCGAATAATACTTCTTTAGATATGATTGCTTCTACTGCTTCAACTTTTCTTGCTTCTGCTTCTTTGGTTAATCTTTCTTCTTCTGCTGCTTTGAAAGTTTTTAATTCTTCCATAGCTGCTTTGAATTCTGATTCAATTTCCTTTTTTGAAGCTTCTGCCTCTTCTAGTTGTGTTCGTAGAGAAGCGAACTCGCGTTCGACAATGCTTTCTGCGTCGGATTTTACTGGGGTTTCTTTTATATCTTCTGACATAGTTTTTACCTCTGTTTGTTCTGACTCACATCCACATGCTCCTTCGTGGCCACCACAACCACAGTCGTGGTCGTCATTAGGGGCATCTGTGTTACATTTCGTTTCTATCGTACATTCTTTACAGACTGGGTCCATCTTTTCATTGTCAATGAAACTTACCTCTGTAGGACGAATATTAGTGGCATAATTGTCACCCATGACGTCAATATCGTTTGAGAACCAATCGATACTAACATGTGTCATGTCTCCTTCCTTAACTTTTTCCATTACTTCTTGACCACGGCCATATTTGTTAGATACTGTTGCCAGCATCTTAATAGCGGTCTTTCCATTATCCATCTCAATCAACTCAGGATTAGCAGCCATGCCGATTAAGTCCTCAGTTGTACGTTGATGGTCTACATATATCGGGAGTTCTGAAAATTTCCCTAAGGAATCTTTCAACATACCACCTTCAATATAAACTTGATGTTCTTCTCCTTCTTCTTCATATTCATGAAGACCGGATGTAATAGCGATTACTGGGAATGATACAGAGTCTATTCCCTCATCACTGGAAAATTTAATATTATCTTCTTCACCCATTGATAACGCAAATGTTCTGCGCGTAGGTTCTGTAGACTTACTCTCTGCAAATCCCCGCTCGACGCCATTCTCTTGCGCCCACATGCTACACATGCCAGCTGCAATCTCTTCAGGGTTATCAAAACCCCTCTTCTTCAGGTTAGCTTTTGTGCTTATCATACATTTTTCAAATGTCATTTTCTATCTCCTGTTGCGTTTGCGGAGGGCTTATTGCCCCTATTCTGTGCTCTAGAGGATTCTTCTTTCTTATCTTGATTCTTTCCTCCAGAGATGTTTGCATTCTTATCACTTTTTTCTTTCTTGATAGGAGATGCCTTTACGTCTTCAGAAGTTTCCATATCTAATTCAGTAACTCCTTCAGGGTCTAAACCTCTCTCTTCTCTAACTTCACCCGGTGATAGTACACCTTCAGAAAGATATATCATATCAGTCTTAGCTTTAGTGAATGCATCATCTGTATTAATTTGCCTGAACTTAAATCTAGCTTCGCCTTTCTCTAATTGAGGCATAAGCTGGGAGTTAAGTGCTCCTTCAATCATGGTTTGTAAGTATCTTACATAGGGTTCAAAGATTGGACGTGCCTTTTCTGGGTCTGTCCACATTGTTCTTGGTGTTTTAAGAGCCAAATGAATTTTATCTAATATATCATCAGTATATTTTCCATATTCAAAAGCACGTTGTGTACCTTGAAGCTCTTTAATTTGTATATCGTTTCCGTGAATTATATCTTCGCCGGGTGCTAATGTATTAAATGCATCTACAATCTCATTAATCTTATCAGGACCATATGGCATATCGGGTAAACCACATGATACATCAAATCTACTTGTAGCATATTTATTTAATGCAGCACCTATGTCTCTCTCAGCGTAGTCTTTTAAATCCACTAGATAAAGTATTGGGTGTATATCTGAAAGTCCATACGCAAAATCATCAAATTGATTATTTTTCAACTCTATGATTTCATCTTCTTCAAAACGTATATTCTCTTCATCATCTCCTATTTTTTGGTAATAATATTCTACTTGACCGTGCTCATTCCTTTTAACATACATGTTTTGGCTTGAGCGTAAAACTAAATTGTCTCCAGTCCATTCTAAATATCCCGTACCAAATATACGAGCATTCCTTATCCATCCATATAATATATGTTCTATATTTATATCTCTGAACATTTCTTCCAATTCTTCCCTCACTTTGTCGTCAGCTGTTACAATATCAAAATTATCTTTAACAGCGTATAAGCATGGTAAATCTATAAGACTTCTAACAATAGGGTCTGATAAGTAAACGTTCATATAAGTTCGATTCTTACCTACGTGTGGTTCATAATCTTTACTTTGACCAAAACCACCGAATCCTTTGTTTATTTTTAGTCTTTGAATTACACCAGCACCGAAACTGCGTGGGTCATCTTTTTTAACCGTAGGATTGCTTCCTATACTGGCAAAACTACGTCTAACTCTATCTATAAACGACATGGCTATTTAATATTAACTCTAAAGGGTATATAAAGTTTTTGTTAGAATCCACGCAATGTGTGCTTGTTTAATGAAACTCTGCGTCGTGTTGTTGTAAAAAGTGGACCAGTTGAGTGAGATTGTCTCGATAAACTGTTTTGTTTATTAATAGGTGATGATATTATACTTTGACCAAAATTACCTGTCATTGGAAGCATACTTAAGGTAGCATGTATTGCCATAGCAGAACTATCACAGTAATCGTCATGTTTATTACTAGGGGCAGCAATCTTTTCTGTTTTATTGGCTACGTCCATCGTATATTCTAAGTCTATGTGTTCTTTAGTCCACTTATGTATGAGTTTAGCATTATGTGCATCTAAATGTTCAGGATTAGGTACCTTAACCCTACCTTGTTGGATATAAGAGACAAAGTCTCTATACATCTGAGTCTTAGTTCCTTTAGGGCCGCCAGTAAATATGAATGGTACAAAATGTATTCCTTCATTTATGCACGCCATCCGTAAATCTTGTTCAACCGCACCACCAATACCAGTACAATCAACAATAAGCCGAGAAGCCCCCAACTGAGTGGTAACGTCCATGATACGTTGACGTTGGTATGGAATATCATGTCCACCAGTTCTGGCATTGATTTCTTCAATGTATATAAGTCTAGCAATATTTTCTGTGTCAGACTTTTCAAGGGACCATGCACTAATAACAGTAGAGTTAACAGATTTGCCAATGTCAACACCAACAGTAATATTGCCTCCTCTCTGTTGTCCATCCCCATCAAGTCCAGTAATTTCGTAATCATCATAACACGCCTTAACTTTTTCTGGATTAAATACATTCGCTACAGACTCTACAAACTCACATTCGTATTCTGTCCTCCAGTAGATAGAATCTTCTCCCCATTCAGTCATTTTATCTAACATTTCTTCTTCAGTATAAGGAGCTGAGTAAGCCTCACCCCTCTTCACTGCATCTCGCCATGTATAATGTAATCTTTTAAAAGTATCTGCATAACCATCATCATATAAGTATCTATACATGTGGTTATCTTTAGATTTTGGTGTCCCCAAATTAATAAATGGTGCTTTATTCGCTACAATAGAAGGCTCTACATTGTCAATGAACAATTTATCGTCGATGAGTGGGGACTCATCAACAACTAGGAACGTAGGGTGTTGGCCTCGTATGGCTTGTCCTTGGTTACTAGGCGCCAATGGAGCTCTTCTCATAATTGTGCCCCCCTTAAGTGTTATGTTGGGCTTGTTATGAAAGCGATAATTCTTAACTAATCCATTTAAAAAGCTATTATCAGCGAAATGTCTATAGACATAGTTAAAGATTAATGAGGCTTGGTCCTCAGTTGGAGCTAAAATAAATATTAAATCCCTAAATCTGTTAAAAAACATATAAATTGTCACCGCAACAGACAAAGCGAATGATTTCCCACTGCCTCGTGGAGCTAATATTGCTAATTTAGTCTGTTTATCGTCATCTCTTTCCATTAAACACTCCACAATTATATCTTCTTGGAGTGGTCTGAGTAATAATGGGCGTTGTTTTCCATCAATAAGGTATGTAGAACAAAATGCTCTTATTAATTTTCTCATTTTTACAGGGTCTAACCTGCATTTCTTGAAGATGTCCTCTAAAGAACGTGAGTCTAGCCCACCTTTACCTGTCAGTAGTGTCTTTAGTTTCTTTTGTTCCGTCTTCATCGGATAAATCTCCTAGGAATGAAGCAAATGCTTCAGTATTTTTCTCTACAGTAGTTGGCACTTCAATGTTTAGGGCTCTGAATTCAGTATGTATGTCTTTAACGATTGTATTTCTTTGGCGCAAGAGCTCTGTTCGAGCGTTAACATCCCGAATACATATAAGAATTTCCTCCCAAAGTATATCTTCAAGAGCGAGATTACGCGCAAGAAGGCGGACAAGCTCTTTATGACGTCCATATTCAGCTTCTCCGACCCTCTTCCTTAATCTTTGCTCGTATTCCTCTACGTTCAAAGTCCTTTCCCTTCATCGAGGGCGGCTTTAACTTTAGATTTTACAAGACTAGCAAGCTCGTCATCCTTTTCATCCCAAGCTGTTATTAAAACATTTCGGACTAAAGAGTCTTTAACGTGCTTTTGTGCTGTTTCATCTAGCTTTTCAAAAGCTTTCATCTGGGCTTTTGTTAGATTTGTATCTAGCATCTCCATTAACTCAGCTTCATTGTTCTTAATATATTTAAAAACTAATTCTCTAACTGCTGGTACGGTATAAGCGACGTATGCGCCTAATCCTAATACTATAGCAACTAGTGCCATAAGTAGTGGTTCATCCATTATTGTGTCTAACATTCCAGACTCTTCTACAGTGTCTATGACTCTACTGAGGTTTCCCTCATTAGTATCATTTCCAGCTGTTTCATTGTTTGTATTATTCATATGTTGATATCTCCATATTGGGGCTCCCACGGTGGCACTTGCGATAAGTAACCTGTGGAGCAATGGCCCTGTGGCGGGTGCCCATAAATATTTAGAAGGTCTACCTATATAAAGTTTACTTCTTATGTATTTACTTCTTTACCATTAACCCGAAGATAGTGTTGATTTATCTGAGTTCTTTTGGTAATTCTTTTTGTCATCTACAAAGTTGACATTTGGTGTCTGATTATCATATCCTTCATCCGGAAGTTGTCCCATATACATCTCTGATGTTTTAGGTTTACTTGCTGGTATGGCTTCGTATGACGTTATTGGTTTTTTTCCCATCGACATGTTTATTCCTCTTTCGAGCAGCTGCAATCGCAGCTACAATCATCGCAGCAACAGCTGCTTACTTCTAGTGTTTTTTCTTTCATCATTTTTTTATCTCCATCTTATGTTCTTGTTCTTGTGCTTTACTTTCTATTTCTTGAGCTTGTTTCAATACAGCATCGTTATAATCAATAACTGACT